ACTGGTATATTGATGGTAGATTATATTACCACAAGGTTATTGATTTAAAGAAACCCGAAGAAGGTATTCAAGAACTTAGATATATTGACGCAATGAAAATGCGTTTCGTTCGTCAGAATATTAATAAAGGAGAGGATAATCAAAGAAGACTGACAGGTATTGCAAATCAAGATCCTCTTGAATATGCATTTCCTCAAATTGAGGAGTACTTTATGTACACTCCAAAAGCAATGTATCCAGTGGGTAATCCAAGTGCTGCGAGTGGAACTAAAGGAATCAAGATGTCAAAAGATTCCATCGCTTACTGTACATCTGGTCTTGTAGATCGTACAAAAGGATCTACTCTTTCATATCTTCATAAGGCAATCAAAGCAGTCAATCAACTTAGAATGATTGAAGACTCATTGGTAATCTACAGATTATCAAGAGCACCAGAGCGTAGAATCTTCTATATTGATGTGGGTAATCTACCCAAAGTCAAGGCAGAACAATATCTGCGTGATGTTATGACGAGGTATCGTAACAAACTCGTCTATGATGCGAACACTGGAGAGATTCGTGATGATAAAAAATACATGGCAATGCTCGAAGACTTCTGGCTCCCCAGAAGAGAGGGTGGAAGAGGAACAGAAATCTCAACACTTCCAGGTGGACAAAACCTTGGAGAAATCACTGATATTGAGTACTTTAAGAAGAAACTGTTCCGTGCGCTTAATGTTCCCCCATCAAGAATGGATGGAGAAGGTGGGTTTAACTTGGGGAGATCTTCTGAGATCCTGAGAGACGAACTCAAGTTCACAAAGTTTGTTGGTCGTTTAAGAAAGAGATTCTCTAACATGTTCAATGACATGTTGAGAACACAGTTGCTTCTTAAGAATATTGTCACCCCTGAAGATTGGGAGATGATGAGTGAGCATATTCAATATGACTTTTTATATGATAATCACTTCTCTGAACTCAAAGATGCAGAGTTGATGACTGAAAGATTAAACCTTGTTCAAACAGCAGAACCCTACATCGGCAAGTATTATTCTCAGGATTATGTTCGCCGCAAGATTCTCCGTCAAACGGATGTGGAGATCATTGAACAGGATAAGTTAATCGAAGAAGAGATTGCTGCTGGTATTATTCCTGATCCATATGCACCTGTTGATCCCGAAACAGGTGAACCAATGGATCCCTCTGGCACAAATCTTGGAGATGTTCCAGTTGAACCAGAAATCGATGGATCTGCCACTGAAGCACCAGAGGGTGGAGAAATCTAATATATACTTTATAGTTTTATACAATAACGATGGACGAACTTCTAGATTTAATGATTAGTGATGAGTCACCATCACAGATTAGCGATGAGATTAAAAATGCACTTTTTGCAAAGGCATCCGCTAAGGTCGATGCTTTTAAACCAAAAGTAGAACTTGCTCACTTGGGTTTTGATGCACCCGAAGAGCAGGAACCAGAGGTAGACTCTGAAGAATAATAAATAACTAATAATGATTTTGTGGGCGTAATGTCAAGAGTAAGACTAATTCGTAATCCAGTTGTAGGAACTGGTTCATCAGAAGTTACCCTCGGTACTTCTGCAGGAACCGCAACGTCCGTTAATGGTGCAACTGTTTTGAGACTCGTCAACGTTTCTGGTGCGACCAGAAAGGTCACTGTTGTAGATAAAGCAACAGGCGGTATTGGTATTGGTTCTTTCAGTATGCCAAATAATACTACTGAAACAGTTGAAAAGTTAGCAGCAGATCTCATTTTTGCTAATGGTGCAGTTCTTGCGACCCAAGTAGGATTTACAAACTAAGAAAATGAAACTAATCAGAGAAGAAATCGAATCAGTAGATTTTATCGTTGAAGAAAAGAACGGTAAGAAGTCTCTGTATATCGAAGGAGTTTTCCTTCAAGGGGATATCAAAAACCGTAATGGTCGTATGTATCCTATGGAGACTCTTCGTCGCGAAGTTTCTCGTTATAACGAATCCAACGTTGTTCCTGGTAGAGCACTTGGCGAACTCGGTCACCCCGATGGTCCAACTGTAAACCTAGATCGCGTTTCCCATAAGATTGTTTCTCTGAAAGAAAGTGGTTCAAACTTTGTCGGTAAGGCAAAGATCTTGAGCACCCCAATGGGTAAAATTGCAGAGTCTCTGATTAAAGAGGGTGTAAAACTGGGCGTTTCTTCTCGTGGTATTGGTTCAATCAGAGCTGATAGACAGGGAACCAATATCGTAGGTGATGACTTCATGTTAGCAACTGCTGCTGACATCGTTGCTGACCCTTCTGCTCCCGATGCTTTTGTTGAAGGTATCATGGAAGGGAAGGAATGGGTGTGGGAAGGTGGTTTACTCCGCGAAAGAGCTGCTGCACAAACACAAAAAAGGATCAATACTTTAGTTGGTCAAAGACAACTGGACGAGCACAAACTGAGCTTGTTCCAAGACTTTTTAAATAGCATCTGATTGATCAGAGTGCTGAATATAACTAAAAAGTTTTATTTAATAAATAAATATAGATTTAAACAAAGGTAAATCGGAGAGTCTCAAATGTCTAGTGACAATAATTTACAGGAAATGGAAGCAGGCACTAAGCAATCCAAAACTGCTGTCAACTCTGGCGCTAAACCAGCAGAACCAATGGTAAAACCATCTGGTGCAGAAGTTGAGGACCTTGGCGGTCCAACTCCTGAAAACTACAAGCCAGACGATAACTCGGCGGCACTTAAAACTCCTAGTCTTAAGACTGTGAAGGATGCTGTTAATGCTAAGGCAGGTGCAGCAGAACCAATGAAGAAAATGAAGGAAGAAGAGGAGCTGGAGACAGAAGACACTATCGAAGAAGAAATCGTTGATGAAATCAACGACGAATCTGAAGAGTTTGTTGAAGAAGTTTCCGAAGATTCTGAAGAAGAGTATAGCATCGAAGAGGATGTTAATGCACTTCTGGGTGACGAAGAACTCTCCGAAGAATTCAAAGATAAGGCAAAACTTATTTTTGAATCTGCCCTTAAATCAAAAGTTGCAGAAATCAAAGAGCAACTGGAAGCTCAATACGAGGAAAAACTCATTGAGCAGGTTGCAGAAAATACTGCAGAACTCGCAGAGCGAGTAGATTCATATCTTGAGTATGTTGCAGAAGAGTGGTTCACTGAGAACCAACTCGTGATCGAGCAAGCACTCAAGACTGAGATGACCGAATCATTCCTTCAAGGTTTGAGAGGTCTTTTTGAAGATCATTATGTATCAATCCCTGAAGATAAATATGATGTGCTTGAGAGCATGGTAGAAAAACTTGATGACATGGAGACAAAACTCAACGAGCAGATCGATAAGAATATTACTTTAAACAAGCGTCTCTCGGAGTCGGTTGCTGAAGGTATCTTTGAACAAGTCTCTGCTGGTCTTGCACAGACCCAGAGAGAGAAGCTCGCTTCACTTGCCGAAAGTGTTGAGTTTGAAAGTGAAACAACATATCGTGAAAAGCTGGAAACCCTGAAAGAGTCATATTTCTCTTCTAAGGTTTCTGCTCCTGCTGGTAAAACCGAATCCCTTTCTGAGGGTGTAGACACTGCACATAGTGAGTCTTACTCACCTTCCATGTCGGCATACCTGAGAACCCTCGGTTCATTCAGCAAGTCCTGAATTTAACATTAAATCAAACGTAAACATTCCCCCAAAGGTAAAAGCAAATGTTCCAATCAGAGCATCTGCAGGAAAAGTGGGCACCTCTCCTCAACTATGAGGGTCTTGATGCAATCAAAGATTCGCACAGAAGAGCAGTAACCGCCGTCCTGCTGGAAAACCAAGAAAAGTTCCAAAGAGAGCAAAACGCTTTCGCTGAGTCAGGTTCATTCCTGACCGAAACTCCTACCAACGCTGTTGGTAATGGTGGTTTCACTGGCAGCTCTGCTGCTGCTGGTCCTACCGCTGGTTTCGACCCCGTTCTGATCTCCCTGATCAGACGCTCTATGCCTAACCTGGTCGCTTATGACCTGGCTGGCGTTCAACCAATGTCTGGTCCTACTGGACTCATCTTCGCGATGCGTTCGCGCTATGTCAATCAATCTGGCACCGAAGCATTCTTCGACGAAGCAGATACCGCATTCTCTGGTCAACCCCAGGGTCGCGACGACGCTAACGGTTTCTCTGACGTTACCGCAGGTCTGGGTACTACTTCACAGACTGGCACTAACCCCTCACTTCTGAATCCCGTAGGCACCGCTTCCTCGACCGCATATGATGTCGGTCAAGGTATGCGTACCGACTCTGCTGAAGCACTGGATGGCACAGGCAATGATGCCTTCAACCAGATGGCATTCAGCATCGAGAAGGTCACCGTAACCGCTAAGTCCAGAGCACTGAAGGCAGAGTACAGCCTTGAGCTTGCACAGGACCTGAAGGCAATCCACGGTCTGAACGCTGAAGCGGAACTCGCAAACATTCTCTCCACTGAGATTCTTGCTGAGATCAACCGCGAAGTCATCAGAACCATCTACAAGGTTGCTGAGCAAGGTGCTGTTTCTAACACCGCTACCGCTGGTGTATTTGACCTCGACGTTGACTCCAACGGTCGCTGGAGTGTTGAGAAGTTCAAGGGTCTCCTGTTCCAAATCGAGCGCGATGCAAACGCAATCGCACAAAGAACTCGTCGCGGAAAGGGCAACATCATCATGTGCTCTGCAGACGTTGCTTCTGCACTGACCATGGCTGGTGTTCTCGATTACACCCCT